GCATGGGTTCGCCACGGACATTTTTACGATCCAAAAAGCGGACAAACTGATCGACAAAAACCGCGTGCAGCGTAACGCGGACCAAAAGGGCTCGCTGATTGGCAACACGCAAGCGCACCTAAAAGAAGTCGCCGACATACCCGCGACGCTCTACTACGACCTCGTCGGCAAACACGGCACGCCTCAACAGAATCCCACTTGGTGGAAGCGCTGGTTAAATGACGCGGACAACCGCGTCTTCCGCACTTCGGAGGGCAGCCTGTGAACACGTATGCGACCCTGCAGTCTTTCGTTGCAGACTTTCTTGCGCGAGATGACCTGACCACGCAAATCAAGACGTTTATTAGCTTGGCGGAACAACGCATGTCCCGAGAGCTAGACATCGCTTTGTTAGAACGCGTCGCGCGCGCCACGGCTATCGCGAACCAGCAGTTCGTATCGCTGCCAACCGACCTGCGCAGCATCCGTGAGGTCGCAACGATTGCTGCTGACGGCACGCGCGTTGCGCTGCAGTACCTCACGCCAGCGCAGCTAGACGTACGCAAACGCGACGGCAGCACGCCTAGTAAAGTCGAGCAATACAGCATCACCGCCAACGACCTTGAGCTGTATGCACCGCCGACCGGCACGACGACACTTGAAATCGTCTACAACGAGGGTCTCGACGAGCTGTCGGACAGCAACACGACAAACACGCTGCTGACCCGCCACGGCGACGCTTACCTGCACGGCACGCTAAAGCAGGCGTTTGATTTTTTACAGGACGAGCAGCGTAGCGTCTACCACGACGCGCAGTTTACCCGATGCCTCGCCGAGATAGACCGCGACAGCGACAAGCAGCGGTTCGGCAGCAACGACCTGCAGATCCGCAGAGCGCCAGAAAACAGTGTCTACTGAGACGCAGACCGTATCGCTTGACGCGCTCCGCGACGTGCCGCTGGACAACTTCCCGGCAACGCTTGCCGGCATCGCCATCGATGACGTGGGCCTTGACGGCATGACCGACGAAATGCTGTTCGTGCTCGGCTTTGAATACACCGACCCGGCGCGCACCGCCGCTACGTTCGCAGCCCACACTCGCAGCGACGCTGGCGTATGGACTGAGCAAACACGCACCACCGCCACATGGACTGAAACGCGATGATTGATTTTGGGGCGTGGCTGCCGGACCAGCCGTCACTAGGACATCCGGGTATTGCGACTTTGCTGAACGGCTTCCCCGCGCTACGCGGCGTCAAGTCTGTCCCCAGCGCGTCGGTCGTAACGCAGCCGCAGCATTCCACTGGAAACCCCGCGGCAGACAGCCCGATGCCGACAATTCTAGGCTTGCACTCAACCGCGCTGATTAGCTCCGGCGCACTGGACGTTCGGCTATACGCCGGCACGTCTACGCGCCTGCTCAAGCTTGACGCCGGCACAAAGAAGTTCTCGCAGTTCACAACGAGCGACCCGACCTACACCAGCATCCCGCGCTGGCGGTTTGCAGAGTTCGCCACGACCGGCGGCACACGCCACGTTTACGCTGCCGGCGGCACGTCTCTAGCGTTGCAGCGCTTTGCCGTTGATGGCGGCACCGCACCCGAGCCGGTCGCGGCCGTGGGGTCCGGTCCTGCCACTCCGACCGCAACGCACCTCGCCGTAGTGGGGCGCTTTCTTGTATGCGGAAACACAGGTAACAGCCCCGCCGAAGTACGATGGTCACAGATTGACGACGCCAACAGCTGGACGATTGGCTCCAACCAAGCGGACGCGCAAATCTTAGCCGACGCGTCCGAAATTACCGGCATGGTCGGCGGTGAAATTGGCACTATCCTGACCCGCGAAGGCATCTATCGGATGCAGTACGTTGGTGCGCCCCTAGTGTTCACGTTTGACCGTGTCAGCAACCGCGGCTGCGAGTTTGCTGGGTCCGTAGCCTCCCGGTCTCCTGATGAAATTTACTACCTCAACGAAGACGGCTTTCAACGATACGCCGGCGGGCAGGTACAAAACATCGGCGCGGAAAGAGTGAACGAATTTTTCTTCCGCGACTTTGACCGCGCTAAAGCTGCCGATCTGGCGTGCGTTATCGACCCGGCGCGCAGCGTGGTCGTGTGGTCGTATGGCTCGCTGAACAGCTCCGGCGAAAACGACAGCCTGATTGTCTACGATTTCACTTTGGATCGCTGGGGGTTTGCACGCATACAGCACCAGACCGTTGGCACGATGCGCCAGCTCGGCGTCACGTTGGAATCGCTTGACACCGCCGCAGACGGCAGTGCGCAGACGCTGGAAAACCTAACACTGTCGTTTGACTCGTCGACCTACGCCGGCGGCACGTCGTCGCTTGCGCTGGCGCAGACCACAGCCAATGGCTCTGTCATCGCAACCTTATCAGGGTCGCCGTTAGACCTGACGCTACAGACTGGCGAGTTCGAGCCGGCAGAAAAACAGTTTGTCCTAATCCGCGGTGTTTACCCGCATATCGACGCGCAGGAGGCTACTTCAACAGTCAGCTGCTCGGTCGGCTCACGCACCCGACAGACTGACGCTTTGACGTTTACAAGCGCCACGGCCGTAAACACCACGAACCTAATTCCGGTGCGGAAATCCGGCCGCTACTTTGCGCTGCAGTTCACCGCGACAGGGGACTGGTCTAACGCGCATGGATTTAGCGCCGACTTTGTACCGCAGGGCCGCCGATGACGCTGCAGACCACAAAGCTACCGCCGCAGGGCGGGTCACCGCGTGACGTGGCTTTGGCCGTGAACCAAGCACTCGATGGAAAGCTGGCCTGCGTTCGGACCCACAACTACGGGTCGGCAGCAAGCACAACCACAGTACTTGACTCGCAGGTCACTGCCGGGTCGGCCGTGCTGCTGGTGCCCAGCTCTACCGACGCCCGCGACGCAACGGTCGCGATCACTGATGGCCAGTTCGTTGTCACGTTCGCGGCTGCAACCTCTAGCGCAGGAACACTGACATATGTCGTCCTCGGTTAGCGTGCCGATCATACCCGGAGTTAGCTATGTCAAAATCAAAGACCCAGACATCACGTCGACAAGCCGGATCGAAATCCTCCGGTCAACAGCAGACACAAAACACGCCTCGGTCTCGAAGCAGGCGCAAGGCCATTGCACGGTCACGTTCAGAGAACCAACGCGACAAAACCAATATCTCCGCTACCGCGTTCGAAATACTGCCGGTCCGGCCTGACCTGCTAGACGCGGTATGGCCGCATATTGAACCTCACCTCCAGCGCGCCGTAGACGAGTCCGAAGGGCTGATCGCCATACAGGACGTTCGCGCTGCTGCCAGTACGGGTGAAATGTTGGTATGGGTTGTTTCCGCCACGAGTTCTGGTACTATCCAAGGTGCGTATACAACGCGCATTATCGCCTACCCGCAACGCAGCGCTCTCGCCGTCGATCTCGTCGGTGGTTCGAAGCTAAGTCGCTGGCTGCAGATGGCTCTTCAATCAATCGAAATACACGCACGCCACCTTGGGTGCGAGCAGCTTGAAGGCTACGGCCGTGCTGCTTGGGGACGGGTACTCCGCGACCATAAATGGCGGCTTGCGTATCACGCGTTTTACAAGGATTTGTAATGGGGTTTTTTAACAGTAAAGAAACCGTTACGCAGAAAATGGATGCGCCGGCGTTTGTGCAGAATCAAACGCAGGCCACGATGCAGCGCGCTAACCAATATCGGCCTGCCGTAGAGCGCCCACAAGTTGCGCAGCTAAATCAAGACCAGACCGCGTTTTTTGACACCGCGCGCAACTACGCGCAGCAGGCAATGAACCGCGACACGCCGGAAATCGACACGTCCGCATTAGAAAACATGCTAGGCCGCCGCGTCGACACCGGGCAGCTTAGCGGCTTGATGGGGCAGCGCGCTAATCTAGGCGGCGTGCTCGGGATGGTGGGCCGGCAGGCCGACACTAGTGGCATCCGCAACGCCGCGGCGCAGACCGTCGATAGCGGCGAACTTGGCGCGCTGATGGGCCAAGACAACGTTGCCCGTGGGATCTTCGAACAGTTCACAAATCGCGAGACGACGCCATTCCTACAAGCGCAGATTAAAGACGCTACGGACCGTGCGCTGCAAAATGAGTTAAGCAAATACGCTGGTGCGGGCCGAACAGGCAGCACGGCGTTCGCAGACGCGGCGGCTAGGGGTGTGACCGCCGCGTCTGCTCCTATTCTGCAGGCGCAAGCCAACGCCGATGCAGCGCGACAGCTACAGGCCGCTGGCATGCTCGGTCAGGCCGCTGCGCAGGATCGGTCGATGGACGCATCTCTTGCTGGTCAGCGTGCTGCAATCGACGCCGCAAACGTCAATCGCAACCTCCAAGGCTTGGGCATGATATCGAGCATCGAGCAGGCCGCGTTGAACCGAGACTTGGCCGCGAACCAATTTGCCGCTCAGATGGAAAACACCGGCTTTGCCCGAGACGCGAACTTGGCGCAGCAGGCCGCTGCGTTGCAGGCTGGCGACTTTGCTCGAGACGCGTCGCTTGCTGGGCAACTGACCAACGCCTCGCAGCAGCAGGCAATGCTGGCCCCGACCATGCAGCAGATGGACTTGCAGGCGATGAACCTGTTCGGCCAGATCGGCGCGCAGCAGCAAGCACAACAGCAAGCAGAGCTGAACGCGCAGCAGCAGTACATTCAGATGCTGAACGACGCGCAGCAGCAGCAGTACAACAACCTCGTCGTCTCAAGCCAGCTGGGGCAGCCGTTCATCGGCAACACTTCCACGACAGAGGGCAATTTGATGAACACAATTGCGGGCATCGCTGCCACTGGGCTTGGCACGTATCTTGGCGCGGGCGGGACGTTTGGCGCGGGTCAGGAATAAACCATGGACATCTTCGGCAACAGCCCAATCCTCACACCGATCTACGTCGAGCCGCCGTTCGACCGCAGCAACGTAGTGACCACGTCGCAGCGCAAGCCGCGCACTGTGACCGGCCTAGTGGATTCCGGTGCCGGGTTCAGCATCGTCCAGTACAGCGACGGCACTACGGAGCGGCGTGAAGACGCCCGCGGCGTGCGCAACAACAACCCCGGCAACCTGACCGGCACGCTGCAGGGCGCGCTACGGCAGGGCGCTGTCGCGGTAGATCACGGCGGTAACTACG